GTACTATTAGGGTATTGTTTAACTAAAATAAAAAAAATTATGTACACAGCAAACATTACAAACTTATTAGATTTATTTGAATCCAAATTACCAAAGTGGAACGGAACATCAACCTATTCATTCAATGAATATGATGGTAACGTATTTTCATTCAATGGATATGATGGTAAAATATTAGATGATGGTAAATACCAATTAACTTTAAATGTTTTAGGTCACAACCCAAAGAACATTAAATTAGAAGTTACTGATACTCAAATTCTAATTAAATCAAAAAAAGAAGAAGGTAGTTCTTCATTGGTTAAAGACATTGATTTAACTTTTGCACTTGGCAAAGATTATGATGGAACTAAATCAGAAGCCAAATTTGATAATGGTTTATTAATTATTACAACCGATAAAAGGGATGAGGCAAAACCAAAGAAAGTTCAAATCAAAATTGGATAATCTAATTTAAAAAAGTGATAAGGGTCATCATCAAAAGGTGACCCTTTTTTTATTATTTATATATTTATATATATGGTTGGTAACATAGACATATTTAAAAATTTCCTGTCGGCCGAAGAGTGTGATTTTATTTTAAATAAATGTAAAAAAGAATTAACATTATCAAACGCCGAAGTATATAGTGGTCACTCTAATACTTTGTCTACAAAAACAACTAGAAAATCATCGATTGGGTGGATATCGGATTTGGGATTTTTAAACGAAAGATTAAAAATAAGATTAAAAGAAACTTTTAATATAAATGGTATGGAAGTTACTGGATTTGGGGATTTCCAATTTACTGAATATAAAGAAGGTGAGTATTTTGATTGGCATACTGATAGTACCGATACCATATATAGAGATAGATTTACATCGATAGTAATTCAGTTAAACGATACATACAACGGAGGTATATTAGAAATAAAAAATATTAAAGGTGAAATTGTACCGATAGAAAACAAAATTGGAACATTATATATTTTTAATTCAAGATTACTTCATAGAGTAACTCCTATTTTGAATGGAGTTAGGTATTCATTGGTAAATTGGATATCCTTAGTTAAAACTAATTCAAAAAAACAAAATTTAATATAGTATGATTTTAGTAGATAAAAATAGTAAAGTAATAAGTGATGCTGATATGGAATTTTTACATAAACAATGTAATAATTTTATTTTATCTGAATCACCAACCAACGAAAAAAATAGTACAAATTTTTATTTTAGACAATTTTTAGATTTAAAAGACCCCTTAATATATAATATTGTTATGGGGATAGAATCATATATTAAAACTAAATTATACACTAATTTAGAATTAAAATCAATGTGGATTAATAAAATTGATAGTAACTCTAATAAAAATGATAATTTTCATAAAGATATATCGCCGTGTTCATTAATATTATATTTAAATGATGATTATATTGGAGGGGAGTTAGAATATATTAATGATACCAATAATAAATTAAAAATTATTCCACAAAAAAATTTAGTAGTTATTATGAATAATCAGTTACAACATAGAGTCCTGCCTATTACTAATGGAGTAAGATATAGTTTGGTGGCTTTTTTTGGGTTTATAGATAATCAAACTAAAAGTATAATTTAAAGTATGGAAAAAATATATTTTGATGAAACCACATATATTTGGAAAACCAAATTAAATAGATTATTGGATAAATCTATTTTATTAGATGAGACTAAATTAGTAATAGAATCTGCAACTAAAAATAGAACTGATGGATTTGGATACACAATGGAATGGAATAAAAATATTAACTTTGATGGTAGTATTGATATAAAAACGAAGTTAGATGAAATAATTCAAATTGGTATTGATAAATGTAAAGAAATTTATAAAGAAAAAAATATAACTCATAATAAAATTAATATGGAGACGTGGGTTAATATGGTACGTTCTATTAATCCAATTCAAATTCAATTCAAACACGAAGAACTAAAAGGTATTGATAAATACCATATCCATACCGATATAAGTAAAGGTAATAAACAATTTGTTCCTCACTATACTTGGGTTTACTACATACAAATGCCAGATGTTATGGATGGGGAAGATGGCGTTTTATATTTCAGAGGTAAAAATAAAAACGAATATTGGATTCGACCTGAAGAAGATGATTTGATTATTATGGAGGCGGATATGCCTCACGCACCTAATAACGCACCTAATTCAACAATTGATAGAATCGTTATAGCGGGAAATGTTGGATTTGATTTTATTAAGAAGGAAAAATCGTTAATATAATGTTAGTAGATAATAAGTTTATATATGTAAATTTACCAAGATGTGGGTCAACCTCATTTCATTATTCTTGTATATTACACGATTTAGAAATAAAAAGTATAAATTCAGAATGGGGAAAAATAAATTCTAAAATTAATTTTGAAAATATAGATGAAAAACATATAATGCAGTTAATTACACATGGACATGAGGAGTTACAATTGCTTAGAGAAAAGTTTGGATTTCAATATCCCGTAATTGCTGTTAAAAGGGATAGACACGATACTTTTTATTCATTATATAAACATATTCTTTTTGATTTGAAAAGGGCTAACGCACGCAAGGTTTATGATTTTTTTAAAAATATAAGTTTAGATGAATTATTTTTTTTTAAAACAGAAGATTTATACTCTAATGAGAATAGACTTAACATAATAAACGATTTTTTATTAAAAAACGAATTTATTAAAAATCCTGCTAGACCATCTAAACTTATGGACTTATATTCCGAAGAATATATAGTTAACGTAATTAATATATTAATAACCCCATCATCATATTGGCACAATCACGACAAGGATATTATTTGGTTTGATATTAAAGAATTAAATCTTATGGAAAAATGGGTCTCAAATAAAATTGGAAAAGAATTTAACCTAAAACAAGTTAATTCTAGCCAACATATGGAGTGTTCTCTAAAACTAAATCAAAATTTCAAAGAAAGGTACAATAGTATTTATGATTTCTATGATATACCAAAAACTAATAAGACACTAATATAAAATGATTAAAATTATTGATAACTACATAACACCACAACAATGTGATTCTGTTATTAATTTATGGGACGATATAAATGTTATGAATGTAAATGATAATATCTATCACTTTTTTGGTGTTGATTTAATTCCATATTTAAAAAAAGTTATAGATATTATTCCCAAATTTGAAAGGTGTGATTTTAAAAAACTTAGGATACAACGCACAGACGAAAGTATCGTACAAGTAAAAACTAAACATGCACATAAAAATAACTACTCTTTTGTTATTTTTTTAAACAATAATTATACCGGAGGCAAATTAATCTTTGATGAAATATCTATAACCCCCAAAATAGGAACTATTGTATATTTTACTAAAGAAGAATCACATAAAGTAGAAAATTGTATTGGTGCACGATTTACACTAGTTGGATTCCTACACAATAAATTATTTGAAACAAAAATGACACTAATATAAGATGATTAAAATACCTACTATTAATTATAAAGAAATATTTGATGCTTGGATAATTTCATATAATCCAACACCAAAACAAGAGGAGTTAGCTAAATTAAGACTCGAAGTATGTTTGGGGTGTGAATTTAGAAAAGAAACAATAAAAGGGTTAAAATGGAGTGCCCTTTGTGGAAAATGTGGGTGCCCTTTGAATAAGAAAGTGTTCTCAACAAACTACAACGCCTGCCCAGCAAAAAAATGGGAAAATACCGATTTTGGGTATATAGAACCAAAAGAAGATAAAGTAAACAAAACCTTAATGTAATATTTTAATTAAAATTAGTAATTCACATATTTATACATAAATAGAATAAAAATTATGAAAGCAACAATAATTGGTAGTGATTTGCTACAACAAAATGGTTCAGTTAAAATTATAGAAATAAACACTAATACATGTATCTCTAATGCCGGTGCAAACTTATTAGATTATACAGTGTTATTTAATGTATTAACCAGTAATAATATTACTGAATTTCATTATATATGGACTGAAGGGAAGGCGTTTACACCTTCAGATGAGCCGCACATATTTCGTAATATATTACAAACTAAATGTTTAGAAAACAATATAACTTTTAACGAACATATTGTACCAACTAATTCGGTTACTGTCCCATATATAGAAGATGCATCTTATAAATTTATTTTAAGACAAGCGTTTGATACGACCGCATTAGTAGATGATTTATATTGTGCTAATAAATTTGAGTTTTTTAACTTAATGAGTGGGTCTGCATATATTCCAAAAACATATTTTACATCTGAAGAATTAAATTTAAATACCTTAGATGACGTAGATTACACCACGACAAAACCAAATCTTGTAGTAAAATCAAATCAGGCTTTGTATGATGTTATGGTATATCCTGCAATATATAATGTTTCTGATTCAATCCAATTATCTGAAGTTATTGATTCCGTTGAAGACGGGTATTTAGTTCAAGAATTTATATATTCTGAAGATAATGTAGTAGATGGTAGGTATTCAACAATAAGGAGTATTGATATTATTTACGGCTCTGATTTAGATATTATTAATATGGGTGGATATACTCATTCTACTAGATTACCACTTATATTTAGTGAGGATGAATTTATTTCTGATACTAGAAAGTTTAATCAAAAAACTAGACATAAATATATTACAAAATCTATTAGGAATCGAGTAGAAGGAAACGACTACCATACAGATGACGATTCAAATATTTTAAAATATGATGGTACTTTAGTAGATGTTGATATTATTCAATTAGGTGATTATATTCGTTCTATTAACTTTACCGATACAAATGAAAACGAAGCGGCCACATTTACAAATAATATTGCCACATTTGGATGGACTGGTACACT